AATATGTAACATAGGATATAAAATAATCAATTTTTACTGTAAGAGAACCTGCTAAATAATAAAATTTGATTTATTATGTTTTAGCTACACATACATTAAAATTAATAATTAAAAATATGCTACAGACTACTTATACTCCTGTAACTGATACAGATGATTTAACAGAAGTGGCATTTTACAATATGAAACAATCAGAAGATCATTTTGATTTGCAACATTTTGTGGCTGCACAAGCAGGATATTTTTTTGCAAATCCAACAAAAACATATCAAGACCTGGAATCAGAATTGAGAAAAAGAAATTATAATACTCATTTGATTGCTAAACCACCCAGTACAAAAATGACAAATTGTGTATTAGGTAACCATGTAACACATAAGCCATCTAGTGACATAAAATATGAATGTATAACAAGTTGTAGACCAAAAGAATATGCACTAGCTGAGGTGTTGGAAAGTTGGCCAACATATGAAGCCAACTATGAAGCATTATTGTTATCTGGAATATTGATTGTAACACATAATACTACTGTTGATTCTAGTAATCCAGAAACATTGATTATAGGTAAAGATAATAATATCGAACATTTAACAAAAAATATGGTTAAAATAAATTACACTGAATTATCTTTTGATGATGCTATTAAAAAAATTAAATCTGGCATACAATTACAAACAGGAAAAGAACCAGAAATGAGACTATATGGTATGATGATGGATGGTTCACCACTATTTGCATTTACTGTGGATGAAAAAATAATGTCAAATATGGGTATTTGTGTTGGATTTGATAACAGTGGGCATAAAAAATCAAAACTAATTGACATTAGGATGCTCTAAAAAAATGAAATCATTAAAGCTTATGTTATCAATCATATCATACAATATATCATATTATGAACATTCAACATAAACAATCGAACAGGTCAAAAAGAATGAGCAGGGGTAAAATGCATAAAATTGCACTTTTATGTCATGGCAGATTGCATGATCAATATGCACCATACTATGAATCTGCTCTTCAAATTGATGTAAGAAAAAATGTTGATCCTGATATAGTGCACGATTTACAAAAAGGTATGCCAGCTCTATATCACAAACTAGATCTTATTCAAACAGTCTATTGGCCACAGCTTCATAGGTACAAATACAGATACAAAAAGCACACATACTACAAGAACAAAAACATAACTAAAAATATGGTGCGCAGAGATGAATTCAATATTGATTTGTTAAAAAGTATTGCAGCATCTTTAAATAGGGGTGGGTTTTTTGTGTTTAAGCAAAATGGCTATTCAAGACGTATTATTTTAAGATGCAAAAAATTAGGATTGTTTCCTGTATCACTTGAATTTGTGGAAAATAAATTAGGTCTTACCATAAAACCCAGGATTAATATATCTAGCAAACCAGATGATCATTCAAAATGGTGTATGATTTGTTTGCAAAAATATTGAAATTCTGAATAGGCTGGCATTATCAATTATTCAGAATCAATAAAAACCATGGCTCTTTACGAGTTGGTTCGCCTGTATCGCAAGAGTGTATACGAGTGTGCCGATAACAAAGTACAACAAGCACAACTGGACGATTGTCTCAATAAGATTTACACTCATGCACGAACCTCCGGAATTGTGTTGCCAGATGAGCCAGTTTTGGGTCGACCATGTTCGGGGATACTGCAAATTTACATAGAAACAAAAAAGGTATACAATGATGTAAAAACATCATATGAGAAATTAGTTGCGATCACCAAAGAATGTTTTGAACAAATCCAAACCGAACATTACACCATAGATCGTGAAGATACTGACTTCCGGGGTATCTATTGGGAGTCATCATATCGTGGTTTTAGTGGCGTGCCATGTCCATCGTGTGGAATGTTAAATACTTTCAAGGATGGAAAGTGTCAAAGAGATGGAACCGAGCAATATATTGATCTCTGTGAAATTTCTTGTGCAAGGGATTCTTTTGCATATGGTGTTAGACCTGGAAGCATGCTTGCTGGATATTATGGCAATCCATTCTCTGGTATTCGGGCAACTGCTGGTACATGTCATGTAGACAGCTAATTTAGTTTGATTTATTATTTGTGTTGTTCGGACAAAAAAAATTGAATAAACGTTTTACTCTTTTACAAGAAAAGAGTAATATGATTAAATTATGAATCTAGATAGTAGAATTAAAGATGGCTTGCTGTTACTATATTATGGTGGAAAACCAATTCATCTAGTCATGTGCTATGAAGATACTGCATGGTTTAATGCAGAAGATGTATGTAATTTATTACTTTTTTCAAAATACAAAACAAGTTTAAGAGTGCATGTTTCATCAGAAAATAAACAAAAACTAGAGGACATTGTCGATGATTATGAATCTTACATTAAAACTAAAAAAGGTGATGAATATTATATCAATTGTGATGGTTTTTGTCAACTACTTGCAAAAAGTAAATACAAATCCGATGTAGAAAATATAAAAAGATGGATAGTAGATGATGTTACTCCACATATTAAATCCAGGATGATTGATTATTTCAAAACAATAATTTGCAATATGGATGATGAAAACAAACAATTGCGCGAAGAAATAAAAAAATTAAATAAAAATTGAAAGGATACTTTGACTTTATCATATATTTATGTTTATAAATCATGTATTCATGTTGACATTCACTGCATTTACTGCTATAAGTGCATATGGTATGATAAAAAGTATTTGCAAAACACGAGAGATATTGCAAAGAAAAAAAGAATATTTAGATAACATAATTTCATCAGATTCTATCGTACCAAGTAAAATAATACCAAATAAACCATTTATTTTGAAACATGTTGTACCACAATCAATGATGGCTGCTCTTCCAATTGAATATGAAACATTTCAAAACATCAAATCAAATAAAATTATCACGATGATAATTGAACAATATCCAATACCACCAAAAGAACAAATAGATCCTGTTTCTACAGAACAAATATTAGATAGATCTATCCGATATCAATGTGTGCTGAACAATTTTAATATTTTTGGACTAAAAATACTATATCTAATATTTTTTAAACACTATTTGCCAATTAGACGTATCTATAAAGATGATATATTGATTAATCTAGTTGATCATGATTATATATACTATAATAATCCTAGTTTTGGTGTCACATTTTTGGGTCAACCAATGAGTATGTCCCTTCATGGTGGATTATTTTCTGAAAAATCTTTTAAACATATACCCCGAGAACATATATGTTATACATTTGACCACACAAATTTGTTTTTAATCAGTCCTGGAATTCACCATGATCTAAATATACTTGGGGAACTAACTGGATTAGAATTTCTAAAAGACAATGTTGGTTACATACATCTTGAAATTTTAAATTTGGAAAATCAAGTTATGTATTTTGATGTAACATGTTGCGACAATATTCTTGAATATGAATATTATGATTTGTGTCCAGAAAATCTTGCTCATTATAAATTTAATTTTAGCTTGATCAAATCTAAAATTAAAACTGCTCTAATTTTGGTAAACTATATAATAGTTGGTGTAGTTATGCTCAAGTATTTAGTCAAAAAATGATATTCTCAACTTTATGTTATGAGCCTCACAGCTGACATTATCACTTTGTTCACCAGCCATTTTTTATGCTTTAGTTTTTTTCACCAAAAACTAAAGCATAAAAAATTGAAACACATGATTAACAAAACACACCATAATCAACTAAATAAATATAATCATTTCCAAGCAAAATGAAGTTTTTCAAACTAGATGAAACATTGGATGAGAATGATGATAACATCAGAATGGGTAAAAAAAATATTAGTAGAATTGTGTTGATAATAACATATTGCACAATAATTGGTGTTATCATTGCTTCAATTTATGAATTGAAAACACAAAGATATGAAAATAATATCATCGGATGGATAATTGGTGCATTTTTTGTAGTGATTGCTGTTCCATTGACTATTTATGATATTATTATGCACATTAGTAATTATTACAAACCAGATTTACAAATGCATTGTGTCAGAATCTTATTCATGGTTCCTGTTTATTCATTCAATTCATGGCTTGCCTTATTATTTTCTGCAAAAAAGGTCTATTGGGAGACATTGAGGGAGTCATATGAGGCATATGTATTGTATTCATATTTTCATCTAATGTTGAATTATTTAGGAACATTAGACTTACCAAACAAAACATTTACCCACTTATTTCCATTCAAATGTATTATTGCACCTATAAATGGCACAAATTTTGTTAAACAAATTTCAATTGGTGTTTTACAATATTTAATAATCAGAATGCTTGTAACATTTATTGGTTTGATTATCTATATGATTGATCCAGTATTGTATGGTTATGAAGATTTTGGAAGTAAAAATGCATATAGTGTTTTTATGGCTATTATCGCATTATCACAAGCATATGCAGTCTATTGTATTGTTTTGTTTTGTAAGAGAATGCATGATGAATTAGTTGGCATTCATCCAGTATCAAAATTTTTAATCATCAAATTTATCATTTTTTTGACTTTTTGGCAAAATGTTATCATTCCATTGTGTAACTATATTGAAGCTGTACAATATGTTTTGATATATTCACAAGATACTGATGGTATTAAGAATTTATTGATATGTATTGAAATGGCATTTGCAGCTATTGGACATCATGTGTATTACAATTATACACAATTTGGTAATGCATCTGAAGATATTCAAACAAAAAAAACTAAAATGTATGCCATAGTTCAAATTATTATGCCATTTGACATTATCAACAATATTATTCAAATGTTTCAAAAAAAGAAACCAGTTATTGAACAAACTCCATGTACTGTGTGCCAACGAACCAATTGTATATGTGACAGTCCGGATTTTGCACATGTTTGATGGAATAGCAAAAAAAAAATTGAAAAATAGCTTCAATTGAAAGATAAGTTATGTTTTATTCTATATTAAAATCATGTCTCTCAAAGAGCTTGTGACAAAATATCGGGGAAGTATTTTCGAACGCGATGTAGCATTTTCTAACAAGTTTCGACTGAATGAACAAGTTCATAGTTTTACTCGTGAATACAGAAATGCACCCAATCCTATGACTCCGGAACAAATTACAGAAATTGTCGAAAAGGATCTTGATTACCTTGGTGCAAAAGCTGAATATGCAGAAGCTGTTGTTTCTTATAAGAAGACTGTCAAAGATCTTGATGACATGTTGCAAAAAATTAAAGATACTCCTTATGATATTATTGATGAAGATGTAAAGTTTAGGGGACGATGGTGGAACACATATTATCGTGGTTTTGAGGGTGTGCCATGTCCAACATGCAAGGTAACCGGCACTTTCAAGGATGGCAAGTGTACAAAAGATGATACAGATCAATACCTTGATGATAAGGAGAAAGAGTGCGCTGCTAGTAATTTCACACATGGATTGCCTGCACCAGTACCTGTTAGTGCACCTATTGGTGCAGGTGTTGGCAGAATTATTAAACATGAACTTTCACGTGATGTAATGCCTATTATACCTCTTTATGTCAGTCGTGAGGTATATCTTTCTGGATATAGTGGTGGCTATATGGGTGCACATGTACTGTGTCCAGGTTGCACAGGTAGGGGTTCATATAGAGATGGAAAATGTATCGTATGTAAGATACCACAATATCCACCCGGAACCACTACTGAAATAGTGCTAAAAACACGCAGTGATGCACTTGACAATGAGAGCCAGGTAAAATGTTACAAGGGTATTTTGAAAACGCCATGTCCGTCATGTGGAGGTATTGAAACATTTTATCTTAATAAATGTGTAACATGTGGATTTGGTCAATATCAGGCAGTGTCAATTAAGATGCGCATATGTAAGCTCTTTAACAAGCTATGTAATTCATAGCTCAGTTATTTTATTTATTGATTAAAATTGGCATTCTCATTTCATTCGCCAGCCAGCTTATTTTTGTTTTGCCAACCAAAAATAAAGCTGGCATTCTCACTTTCAATTCGCCAGCCAGCTTATTTTTGTTTTGCCAACCAAAAATAAAAAATTGAATGAACAATACCATATATATTCAATTATTAATATTGCAATTATGCACATATGGATATTTTCCAAAATACAACACAAGTTAAAAAAGTAGATATACCAAATCATAAGATGTTTGAATCATCTTATTTTGCTGCGTGTCGTACTACTAAATTGGGTGATGATTTTATAAATATTAATTCTGAAGAAATGTTTCTTTTAATGTTACCCTTCATTGACATTGTTGACGTGTGTGATAGATGTGTAATAAATAAAGATGCTGTGGTAGAAAGATTATTAAAATTAGTGTGTAAAATAGAGCCATATATTGATTTTAACAAAACTGATGAACTGGTTGACAATAAAATACAACAAATGTTATTTAAACAAAAAATAATAGCAGATGGCAAATATGATTTCAATGTGCTATATGATTATATGCATAAACTCTTTTTACACAAAAAAGTAGAAAATGTAAAAATAATAAAAAAATTATTAAAGATGACAAATAAAACTGGAATCAATTTTTTGATGTGGTGTTGCAGAAACACCAAATCGGAACATTTTATTATGTATCTATTGGATAATTATGAGATGGAATGTAATGTAAATCAGATTGATAAATATAATTATACAGCTCTGACCTATGCATGTAAAAATAAAATGTTATCAGTGATACATAAATTAATTGATACATTTGGTACAAAATGCAATATTGACCAGCTCAATTGCCATAATGATTCTGCTCTAATGTGGACATGTATTAATAATATGTCAGAAGAGGCAATTAAAATAATAAATTTTTCTCTCAAAAATGACATAGACTGTAGGCCCGAACAAATTGATAGTTATAATTTTACTGCTCTGATCCATGCATGCAGAAATAAAATGTCATTAGTGGTACATAAATTAATTGATACATTCGGCACAAGATGCAATATTGGTCACATCGATCATGGCAATTATACTGCTCTAATATGGGCATGTTCTAATAATATGTCAAATTCGGCAATCAAAATAATAGATTGTTCTCTAGAAAATAATGTAGATTGTAAACCAGGACACATAGCCAATACTAAGTATACAGCTCTGATCCATGCATGCAGAAATAAAATGTCGCTAATGGCACATAAATTAATTGATAATTTCGGTGCAATATGTAATATTGGCCATATAAATCGTGATAATGATACCGCTCTAATATGGGCATGTTGTAATAATATGTCAGATTTGGCAAACAAAATAATAGATTTTTCTCTAGCCAATGAGATAGATTGCAAACCAGAACAAATTGGTGCCGGAGATTATACAGTTTTGACCCATGCATGCAGAAATAAAATGTCACCAATAGTACATAAATTAATTGATACATTTGGTGCAAGATGTAATATTGGTCAGATCAATCGCCATGATGATACTGTTCTAATATGGGCGTGTCATAACAATATGCCGGAAGTAGCATTAAAACTGATTGATACATTTGGTATAGAATGTAAACCAAAACATAATAATAGAGCACTTGCATATGCAGTAAAAAATGATATGCATGATGTAATAGTTAAACTGATGAGTAAAACTTGACAGCTATTCAATTTGATTTATTATTTACTAAAAAATTGAACATATATTTAGTATTGATTTCAAATATGTAAATAATTCATACCATAATCATGACAAATCATGAAGCAATAAGTAAGCTACTTGATAAAAAGGTAAAATTGGAAAAAGTAGATATACCAAATCATAAGATGTTTGAATCATCTTATTTTGCTGCATGTCGTACTACTAAATTGGGTGATGAAACAGTAAATATATCTCTTGATGAAATGTTTCTTTTAATGTTACCCTTCATTGACATTGTTGATGTGTGTGATAGATGTATAATAAATAAAGATGCTGTGATAGAAAGATTATTAAAATTAGTGTGTAAAATAGACCCATATTTTGATTTTAACAAAACTGGTGAACTGGCTGACAATAAAATACAACAAGTGTTATTTAAACAAAACATAATAGCAGATGGTATATATGATTTCAATGTGCTATATAATTATATGCATAAACTCTTTTTACACAAAAAAGTAGAAAATGTAAAAATAATAAAAAAATTATTAAAGATGATAGATCCAACTGGAAATAATTTTTTGATGTGGTGTTGCAAAAAAAACAAATCAGATCTTTTTATTATGTATCTATTAGATAATTATGGAATGGAATGTAAAGCAGAACAAATTAGTTCTGAAAATGATACGGCTCTGATCTATGCATGCAAAAATGCCATGTCAAAAATAGCACTTAAACTAATTAATACGTTTGGTGCAAAATGCAATATTGGTCAAGTTAATGATTCCAGCACCACAGCTTTGATATGGGCATGTTCTAAATATATGTTAGAAGTAGCATTAAAAATAATAGATTTTTCTTCAGAAAATGGTATAGATTGTAAACCAGAACAAATTGATTCTGACAAGAAAACTGCCCTTATATATGCATGCAGTAATAAAATGTCATCAGTAATAATTAAATTGATTGATACATTTGGTGTAAAATGTAATATGGGTCAGATTGATAAATGTGGTGATACTGCTTTTATATGGGTATGTGTTAATCATATGTCCGATATAGCAATTAAAATGATTGATATGTTTGATGCAGATTGTAAACCAGAACAAATTTATTCTAGAGGAAATACTGCTCTAATGTATACATGCAGATATAATATGTCAGACGCAACGCTTAAACTGATTGATACATTTGGTGCAAAATGCAAACCAGAACAAATTGATATTGCAGAGACAACTGCTTTGCGATGGGCATGCAAAAATAAAATGTCATCAGTAATAATTAAAATGATTGATACATTTGGTGCAAAATGTAATATAGGTCAGATTGATAAATATGGTGAAACTGCTTTTATATGGGTATGTGTAACTTGTATGTCCGATATAGCAATTAAAATGATTGATACATTTGGTGCAGATTGTAAACCAGA